GTTTAATTAAATCAGCCACATTAACGCCAGCGGCTCGGTCGGCTTGAGATAAATTGCAGCTGTCAACATCGCCAGTCAGGCCTGAGACATTGCCCATCAGGCCGGAGACATCGCCCCTCAGGCCAGAGACATTGCCGCTCAGGCCAGAGACATTGCCCCACAGGTTAGAGACATCGCCCCACAGGTTAGAGACATCGCCCATCAGGCCAGAGACATCGCCGCTCAGGCCAGGCGAAGACCCATAAATTTTATTTCCGTCAACAAAATAAAAAATCTTAATTTGAGTGTTTTTACTAAGCGCTTTTTTCATGATTGCTCCTCGGTTGGTTTTAAAAAAGATTGACCACCAGCAAGAATCAGCGCCTCGATTAGCAGGGCAACGATTGCAGCTTTGTGATCTTCGGCGTTTGCGTATTGCATGACCTCATAGGCAGCGCATCCAACTACTTCACCGGATGCTAGCTTTTCTTGCTGGGTGTATTGATTTTGGTTCATGCCAAAAGTATCGGACAAATTTAATGTTTGTCTATGCGGGTTTCCCCTAGTACAAATTTATTTTTAATGCGCCACAATTCTTTCAAGTCGCAAACAAAACGACAAGGCACTAAATGTTAATGTTTTGTAGTGATGGTGATTTAACAACTTAACAGGAGTTTTTATGGATATTAGTAAATTGACGATTGGCCAAGCACGAGAAATCGCTGCGCTTTTTCCTGGCGTTGCGCAGTCGGCAGTCAAGCCAGCGCATCCATTTGTTGGCCGCTATTGCATCGTGCGGTGCTATGGCGCTGGCGTACATGCTGGTGAGCTGGTTTCGTTTGATGGTAATAGCGCAATTTTAAAAAACAGTCGTCGCCTTTGGAGTTGGACAGCAAAAGCTGGCGTTGCTCTGTCTGGAGTTGCGCAGCACGGCTTAAAAACCGGGAAAGTCGATGTAGTCAATCCAGAAATTGCACTAGCTGATGTGATTGAAGTAATCCCAGCTGCAGCGCTGATTGAGGAGAGCATTAATGCTGCCTAGTCATTTTTATAGCTCTGGCTCTGGCTCTGGCTCTGGCTATGGCGCTAGCTCTGGTTATGGCGATGGTCATGGTTATGGTGATGGTTCTGGTTATAGCTCTGGCGATGGTTCTGGTTTTGGTTCTGGTTCTGGTTCTGGTCATGGTTATGGTAATGGTTCTGGTGATGGTTCTGGTTATAGCTCTGGCGATGGTTCTGGTTCTGGTTCTGGTCATGGTTATGGTCATGGTCATGGTTATGGTGATGGCGATGGTTGAGGTGGCAATGACAGCAGCGCAAGCAAAGTTAGCAGTTGGCTTTCTAGAGGCCGCGCTTAAAGATAGTGAGGACAAACGCGAAAAACTGCTTGCAGCTTGCAAAGCGTTTGTTGCATATGACGAGAGCGATGCGAGTGACGACGTGGCAATGATAGTTTCCTACAACGACGCACTGAAAGCAGCAAAAGCGGCCATCGCCGCCTAACCCACAGAAGAACTGAATATGAAACACCTTGGCAATTTAGTAATCACAAAAGACAATTCCCAAGATTTTTTGGAGTTAGTTGATGTAACTGGCTATCTGTACATCCGTGCTGATGCCAGCCTGCCCGCGCTGACCACTGTCGGCGGCTCTCTGTACATCAATGCCGGGAAGCTTAAAGCACCACTTATTTCGACGCTACACGGATGCAAAGGCCGATTGTTGTCAATTTGTCGATACGGTTTGTGGCTGTCTGATGATGGTTTGTATTACGGCGGCTGTAAATCTGGCCTCACGCAAGCCGAAGCGCTTGCATATTTTGCAGGGCGCACCGATGAACGCGCCGTAATGTTTATCGCCGCTATTGCAAAGGCTGAATCATGAGCACACCCAGCCCAATTTGCGGCGCTATGCGTAGCGCACCAGCAGACAGCCATGACGACATGATTGTTTTGCTGGCCTGCTTTGCAGCGATGGTCAACCGCCCCTTAAATAGCTTGTCTGACAAAGCCAGGTCAATTGTCGTTGACATGATCGACGAAATCAGCGGTCAGATTGAAGCCGACAAGTTAGATCAGCAGGTTGAAGCTGACTGGCACGAATATGAAATGAATCGGAGGGCAGCATGAGCGAGCACACACTAGGGCCGCTGACCGTAACGATTTCTGATTCACGGCCTTGCTACATCGTCACCACAGATGCAAGCGGCGTAGTCAGATTTAGCACGCCGTTCCCCTGCCATTCCAGCAGCGATAAATCCGCACTTGACACGATTGAATGCCGCCACTTTAAAGCGGATGAGCGTGAGCAATATGCAGCCATCAATCGCCGCGCATTGGCAGATGAAGTGCTACGAGCCGCATCGCCGGATTTGCTGGTTGCTTTGAAGGCCGTGATTTCAGTCGCCGACCGAAAGACTGCCGAATTTGATTTAGCACGCGCAGCAATTACCAAAGCTACGGGAGCAGCCGCATGAACTACGACACAACCCGTAAATACCCGCGCAGCCTAAGCGACGCATTTCCCGACAGCCGCGCAAGCTGTACCGAGGGATGGCAGCGCCCCAACGCTGATACGCCAGTTGTCATTGCTTGCGTGATTGTTTTGATTATTTTTGCAATCGCCTTTTGGAGCCAAGTATGAGCTGCAATTTCCAATGCAATCAAGGTCGCTTTTGTACCTGTGCACTAAATCAGGACAACAGCGACGGCAGCGATTCAGATAGCAATTGGGGCTGGATAGCCGATTACTTTTACGCAAGCATTGAGGCTTGTGGAGTTGTGATTTTGGCTGTAATTGCCATTGCTTGTGTGGCTTATGGGCTGGCGCGTGCTGGCTTTATTTGATTTTTAAATGAAGGATTTTTATGTCTGATATTGTTTTAGCCAATGCGTCAAAACTGGCGCTGACATTGGGAATTGCTGGTAACGGCGCTGATCTGGTTGCAACCCTGAAAGCCACGGCATTCAAGGGGCAGGCCACCGACGCACAACTGGCTGCGCTTTTGTTTGTTGCAAGTCAGTACGGCCTAAACCCCTTTACCAAAGAGATTTACGCTTTCCCCGATTCGCGCAACGGCATTGTCCCGGTTGTCGGTGTAGACGGCTGGAGCCGGATTATCAACACTCACCCGCAGTTTGACGGCATGGATTTTGAGTATGACGCTGAAAGCTGCACATGCATTATTTACCGCAAAGACCGTAGCCACCCGGTTCGCGTGACGGAATTTATGGAGGAGTGCAAGCGTAAGAATGTTGGCCCGTGGGAATCACACCCGCGCCGGATGTTGCGACACAAAGCCATGATTCAGGCCGCAAGGCTTGCATTTGGCTACACGGGTATCTTTGACCAAGACGAAGCCGAACGCATCAAGGAAACCAACACAGCAAAACGTGTTGACCCTGAAACGGGTGAGATTACCGCAATCACGTTTGACGTTATCGAGGCATTGAATCAGGTCGAGAGCGCCGAAGGCCTTGATGCGCTGGCGACTGTGTGGAAAACCGAAGGCGCAAAAGCCACAGCAGCTAAAGACTTGGCGGGTCACGCGGCATTGAAAGACGCGGTTAAGCAGCGCAAAGCCAAGCTGGAATCTGAAACCATTATTGATGCGGAGGTCAAATGAGCGCCGAAATTATCCAAGGTAGCCCTGAATGGTTTGCAGCCCGTTTAGGCCGGGTTACAGCTTCCCGTGTCGCTGACGTAATCGCAAAGACAAAAAGCGGTTACAGCACCAGCCGGGAAAACTATTGCGTAGAACTGGCCTTGGAGCGATTGACTGGCAACCGTCAAGAATCATTTACCAATGACGCTATGAAATGGGGTACAGAAACCGAGCCACTTGCACGGGCTGCATACGAGGCCAGGACAGGCGCAATCGTTGACGAGGTAGGCATGGTAGCGCACCCCACGGTTGCGATGACTGGCGCGTCACCTGACGGCTTGATTGATGCTGATGGATTGCTTGAGATTAAGTGTCCCAACTCAGCCACGCACGCAAAGACAATGCTTTCCAAAAAGCCGGATAACAAATACATCATTCAGATGATGTGGCAAATGATCTGCACCGGGCGCAAATGGTGCGACTTTGTGAGTTTTGACCCGCGCTTCCCCGAGCATTTGCAATTGTTCGTTAGCCGCATTGAGCGTGATGACGAAAAGTGTGCAGAGCTTGAGGCCGAGGTTGTCAAGTTTCTAGAGGAAGTCGAAGCAATGGTCAACCAACTTAACAGCATGAGAGAGGCGGCGTAAATGCCAACCTCCTGCCCAATCAAAAAGGCCGAACAAGACGCTAAGTACAGAGCATCGCCTAAGGGTATAGCGACACAAAGCAAATGGAACGAAAAGCGCCGCGAAGAATATCGGCGAAGGGTAAGCGGGCAATCCGTCGAGTCTGCCACGCATTCTTTGGCTGTAGTGCTTGCTAGCTGGGCGATCAAGTGAAAAAAACCACCAAATTTGCCCGCAAACGAGCGCACACGGGCGGGCTATACAACGGCGCGGAATGGATGAACGCGATTAACCGCGTGCGCCCGTTTGATGATGAGCCACTACCCGGTTTTTATTCGACGGCAGAAGCTGCTAGCAAAGCTGAAGTGCTTGTCAGAAAAGCCCTTCAATCGTTGCTTGATTGTGTTGCACCAGCAGATACCGAAAACGCTCACGATGTTCTAGCCCATGCGCTTGGCGTTACGGTTATCAGGGCGTTGCAAATACAGCCGTTCGATAACCCCATGATTCCAGTTTTAAAGGCTGGTACTGATGCGGTAAAGCGGGCTATCGAACGGTTTGAGAAAACGGGCGCATGGGGCTTAGATGGCCCTGGTCGTGGCGAACTTGTGGACGCGGTGGAAGTTTACGCGACGGTATTAAACGCCAGTAGCCCCGCGCAAATGACTAAGGCGACGGACGAACGAATGAAGATTTTGCGCGGTAAGACGCGGTAAGTATTGTGTAAGTTTACAGGCGCAAAATTCAATCATGCAAATTACACCCGATCAATGTCGCTTAATTATGCTTTTAGCAGAGTTGTGCATTAAGCATAATCTTTTGCCAAAAGCCGAATATTCAGAGGCGTTGCAATTGATGGATTTTGTACAGATTGACCGCAGCGTCTAAGCAACATGAAACGAATCACAGTACCGATAAGCGAGGACATTGACCGCATCAGGGCAAGGCTAAAGCAGGACACGGGCGTAGAAATGAGCTACGTCCAGCTTTTCAATTTTCTGATTCATTTTTACGTACAGCGGGCGAACGAGCCAAAAACACAATGGAAGGCACTTTTATGACTGAAACACTTGATGCGAAAGTAACGCGGCTGATGTGCTATTACGACAACATGGACAGGCCAGGGCTGATAGCAGCTCTACGCACAGAGCTATCAATCTTGGCTTTGCAGGGTGAGGCTGGAGCTAAAC